CCTATCCTTCAGAGTCGATTATTAACTGGCAATGTGAGGTAATCGCAGGCGTTAAGTATTTGACAAAAGTCGTATTAATGGAAACAGCTAAAGACTATTCGGATGAATTTACATACGATGAAAAAAAGCAATACAGGGTCCTTCGGTTAACCGATGGCATATACACGCAAACAATTTATGATGAAGACGATAACCAGGTTGGCGATATTGTCGAACCACGCAAGGCCGACGGTTCCATGTGGAACATGATCCCTTTCTGTTTCTTTGGCGCTGAAAATAACGACGAACAAATAGACAAAGCGCCGCTGTATGATATTGCAGAAGTGAATATATCACATTATCGAAACAGCGCCGACTATGAGGAAAGCAGCTATATGGTCGGACAGCCGACGCCGGTTATTGCGGGGCTGACTCAGTCGTGGGTTGATGAAGTAATGAAAGACGGCGTGTTTTTGGGTTCGCGCCGGGCGATATTATTACCAGAAAACGGAAGCGCGTCATTGTTGCAAGCCGACTCGAATCAGATGCCAGAACGCGGCATGGAACGCAAAGAAGCACAAATGGTTATGATCGGCGCGCGGTTGATCCAGGACAGCAACGGGCGACAGCAGGAAACGGCGGAAGCGGCAAAAATACGCTTTGCTGGGCAAAATTCAAAACTCGGGACGCTGGTTTCAAATGTTGAGGACGGGTTAATAAAATGTGTTGAATGGGCGGGCGAGTTTGTCGGCGGCATTGTTTCAGATATTGTTATTAAGTTAAACCGCGAATTTTATGACGCCACGCTTGACCCTCAAATGGTGGTCGCACAGATGCAGCTTATGGATCGGGGCGTGATTGCTAAAAGCGACCTTCAGGACACCATGCGCCGTGCGGGCTTTATTGATAAGGACCGCAGCAATGAGGACATTGACGGCGAGGCAGAAAGCACAATAATGGACGATATGGGCGGCGATGCTTGATCCGGTAATCAGACACCAGGTTTTTGTCCAGCGGTATGCGGCTGGACGGTCAAAGGTGGCACAAAGTATGCTACAGCGCTTGCGGCGTGAGATATTGGCGCGCCTATCGCTGGAATCTACAGATATTCGCCGCCAGCGGCTCGGGATGCTTCTTGCGGACATTAACCAGCTATCGGCCGCCACTTTTGGCGATATAGATAAGGCTGTACAGGGCGAATCGTTGCATTTTGCAACCAGTGAGGTTAAGTTTAATCAATTACTACTTGATAAAAACAGCACGGCGGCGGCTTCCTTTGTTATTCCGTCGGATGTTCAGTTAGTCACAGCGCTATCAATACAGCCCATGAATGCAACGCTGGCGGGCAGCCGCCGGACTATTGACGCTGCATTGAAGGAATTCGGGCTAAAGAAATCAAAAAAAATAGTTCAGATTATCAATGATGGCGTGTTATTGGGCGATCCGACGCCGGATATTGCCGCAAAGGTGGCGGAAAATATTAACACCGTGCAAATGCGGCAGGTTGAAACGCTAGTCCGAACAATAACAAATCACACGTCCAGCGTGGCACGCGATCTGACATATCAGGCCAACAGCGACCTTATAGAAAGCTATGAGTGGGTAGCAACGCTGGACGGGCACACTACGTTAACATGTGCCGGGCGCGATGGTAAAACGTGGGAAGTGGGCAAGGGACCATTACCCCCGGCGCATTGGGGCTGCCGCAGTACGACAGTACCCAATATAAACAGCAGATTTAGTTTAGCCGCTGGAATGACAGGGCAGCGGCCAGCCAACGGCGCGGGCGGTCCGGGCGTTGTATCCGGCAAGGCTACTTATGGCGGGTGGCTCAGAAAGCAGCCCGCATCCTTCCAGGATCAGGCAATTGGGCCGGAACGTGCGCGGCTGTTTCGGTCTGGCAAATTAACGATTGATAAATTCACAGACCCGACGGGCGAAGTGTACACCCTGGCACAGCTCGAACAGTTGCACCCGATGGCGTTTCAATAGCCTTGTGGATAACCTGTGCATAACTAAGCTGTGTATAACTTGTTAATAAATGTTGATTCTGGGGGCATTTTGTTCTATTCTCAAGTCTAGCTAGTGGCTAGATGGTCTGTGACCACAAAGAGGATTTAAAAATGTTTGGATTAAAGTACGAGTATTTGGATGAAGCCAACCAGGACGGGGGCGAAAATTCCGCCGCTGGTACGGATTCAGACGATAGCAAGGCAAGTATTGAGGATTTACAGGCGCAAATAGCGGCCTTGCAGTCCAAAAATAACGAATTGCTTAACGAAACAAAAACCGCAAAGGCAAAGCGGCGCGAGGCCGAAGAAAAGGCACGGCAGGAAACAGAAGAAGCGGCACGAAAGGCCGGTGATTTTGAAACCCTGCATCAGTCCAGCGAGGCCGAACGCGAAAAGTTGTATACTGAATTGTCCACGCTAAAGGGTGGCATTGCAGAAGAAAAGAAAAACAACGCGGCCATGAAATTGGCCACGGAATTGGCAGACGGCGCAAACGCCGAATTGCTATCTGAGTTTATCGCGCGTCGGCTCCAGTGGAACGATGGCAAGATAAACGTAACAGACCAGACGGGCGCATTGACAGTTTCAAGCCTGGACGATCTGAAAAAAGAGTTTAGCACCAGCGCGAAATATGCGTCATTGCTAAAAGGTAGTAAGGCAAGCGGGGGCGGTGCTTCCGGTGGTCAAAGCGGCGGTGCTGCAAGTACAGAAATGGGGCGCTCAGACTTTGACGCTCTAACACCCGCCGCCCGAATGAAATTCGTAAAAGACGGCGGAAAGGTTTTTGATAACGCTTAACTTTTGAGGATTTTAAAATGGCTGAAAATACTATAACCGCAATCGTGCCTGATATTTATGAGGCGCTTGACGTTGTTTCACGTGAACTGACTGGAATGATCCCAGCGGTCACAATGAATGCAAGCGCTGAAACCGCTGGCATTAATCAAAACATTGTCGTTGATGTTGAACCGGCTGGAAATGTCGGCGATATTACGCCGGCAATGACGGTTCCTGATCCAACCGGCCAAACTTCTGGATCGGCTACGATTCAGATTACAAAAAGTCGTGCGGCAGAATTTGGCTTTATTGGCGACGATCAGAAGAAACTCAACACCGGCCCCGGCTATATGTCAACACGTGCAAATAAAATCGCACAGGCAATCCGGGCGGTTGTGAATGAGGTTGAAACTGATCTTTGTGCCCTGCATACGACTTTTAGCCGCGCATATGGTACAGCAGGTACAACTCCTTTTGGTACTGCAAACGATTACACCGACGCTGCGATGTCGCTTGCTATCCTGAAAGATAACGGCGCGCCCGGTAGTGATAATCAGTTGGTTATTGATACGGTGGCCGGTGCTAACTTTATCGGTAAGCAATCGGCCGTTAATTCCGCTGGTACTGATTCAATGTTGCGACAGGGTGTTTTGCTTGACCTTGCCGGAATGCCTTTGCGTGAGTCTGGACAGATCAAGCAGGCGGTAACATCGGGTACTGGTACGTCGTACACTTCAGCGGCCACAGGCTATGCAATCGGCACGACTTCTATTCCAATAATTACCGGCTCCGGCACAGTAATTGCGGGCGATGTTGTGACATTTGCGGGCGACAGCAACAAATATGTTGTCACAACCGGCGTTTCGGCTCCAGGCACAATCGTAATTGCAGAACCAGGCTTGCGCAAAGCGCTTCCGGCTTCGGCTACTGCAATGACTATCGTCGCCGCATCTACTCGTAACATGTGCTTTAACCGTTCGGCGTTGGTATTAGCCGCACGCGCTCCAGCACGACCAGAAGAAGGCGACATGGCATCAGACGTGATGATCATCACTGATCCGCGTTCGGGCTTGGCACTTGAGTTCGCCATGTATAAAGGCTACCGCAAAGTCCGTTATGAGGTTGGTCTGGCATGGGGTGTTAAAAACATCAAGCCGGAACATACCGCGCTCGCATTGGGCTAGTTCCACACTCCTTCGGGGGGATTTATTCCCCCCTTCTTTTTTTGAGGACACATATCATGCACCATCCAGAAACGATAAAGGTTATCCGAAAAGGTAACGATTCTGATTATGTCGTGATTAATAAAGGCGACAAATTGGACACGGATAAAGAATACAAGGAACCAAAGAAAGCAGCGCCAGCGGCGAGCAAAGCGCCCAATAAAAAAGGCTAATAAATGTCAAAACACGGCACTTTCATATCGTTTGCGGAAGGACAAGAGGGGGGCAACCCACGGATTGTTACTGATTCGCTGCCTTTCCCCGTTGTCGTAAAAGACGACGCAGGCGTGCCGGTGGTGGAGTCATACTCCGGCGCGATCAGGACTATTGAAACAGATCACGCTATGATACATGACGGTAAGGGCTTTCAGCTTTCCGGCGAAATTATATCACTTGCAAATGGAGCAGACGCTTATTTTTTAATTGATCCCACAACGCCGATTCATTGGCGAAATTATAAGTTTTCGGCAGATACCGCGCCCATTAATATTCGGTTATTTGAGAATCCAACAACAACGGCAAATGGCACGGTATTATCGCCATTAAACAGAAACCGACTATCTGCAACAGTATCAACTTCGGCTATTTATTCCGGGCCGACGGTCACAGCAGACGGGACAGAATTGTATTTAACCCGAATCGTCGGAACAGGATCAGGCGCAAACAGAACGGGCGAAAATGTAGGGCTGCCGCTGGAGTGGATAATAGATGGCGGAAACACTTATTTATTGAAGGTTTCCAATACTTCGGGCGGCGTTGCGAATTTAACGTATGAATTTTTCTGGTATGAATTATGACGATAACAGTTGAAGACGGCACGGGATTGTCCAGCGCAAACAGCTACGCAACCGAGGCGGAGTTATCAACGTATGCCACGGCGCGCGGTGTGACTATTTCCGGCGATTCTGAGGCGCTATTAATTCAAGGTATGGATTATATCGAGGAACAGCGCTATATAGGCGTAAAAGCCAGCGATGGCCAAGCGTTACAATGGCCGCGCTATGGGGCATGGGTTGATGGCTACTATATCAGCGAAACAGCCATTCCGCAGAAGTTAAAAGATGCGCAATGCGAAGTGGCGCTAGGGATTGATGCTGGAAATAGCCCACTTGCCACAGCCGACAGAGCAACAATTAAGGAAAAAGTCGGCGATATCGAAGTAACATACGCAAACGGCACGCGCGATCTGCCGTATTTAACAGCGGTCCATAATAAATTGAACAAGCTAACAAAAAGCGGCACGGTGGCTGTTCGTGGTTGATTTTTACACGGGCCTTGCAGCGACAGCTACGCGGCTATTGACTGGCAAGGGGCAAACGGTAACATTCACCAGGCGAACGGTCAGCGCGTTTAATGCGACAACAGGCACGCCGACGAATACAACAACCACCTTCACTGGAAAGGGCGCTGTATTTGACTATAATCAGTCTGAGGTCGACGGCGCTGTGATTTTAAGCGGCGACCAGCGCTTGATCCTGGAGGCCGTAACAACCGCGCCGATTATTGGCGATGCTGCAACGGTGAACAGTATTAAGTATCGTGTAATGAATGTTAACACGGTAAACCCTGGCGGAACCGTTGTCATTTATCAGCTACAATTGAGAAAATGAGTTTTAGCAAAGATATTCAGAAGTGGCGCAAGAAGGTAGAAAAAGCGACGCTTTACGTTTTCAGAGGCACGGCGCTTGATCTGTTTAGTACGATTATCCGCCGCACGCCGGTAAGGACTGGTCGTTTGCGCGGTAATTGGCAGACTGAAATAAACAGCGTGGCGTCTGGAGAATTAGCCAGCACAAGCGGCGCGGCATCATTAAGAAAGGCCAAAACGAAAACCGGAAAAGCTGAGATAAATGATAGTATAATAATGGTTAACAATTTGCCCTATGCTCAAACGATAGAGGACGGCGATTATAGCAAGCAAGCGCCACAGGGTATGGTTAAGGTTACATTGACGGAGTTCAACGATTATGTCAGAAAAAGAGCCACAGAAGCAGGAAAAAAATAGTTTCACCCTGAGATTCTCAGACGGTGAACTGTTTAAAACAGATACACAGCCCGTTATGGGTCAAAAAATTGTCGTTGATGATGAGAGCTATGATGTTGTCGCCCGTGATTCTGCCGGGGTTTACTGTATAATGGGCGAGAAAGTTAAGTATAAATGAGTGTATTTACTGACATTTCAGCGGCATTGGACGCAAGGCTGTCAACAATGGCAAACCTTCCCCCGGTGGCGTCTGAAAATGAAGCCTACACACCGACACAGGGAACGCTATTTTTGCGGGTTACATTGCTGCCAGGTGATACGTTTCAATCGTCTTTAGGGGCGACAGGGCAGGATAAAACGAATGGCATCTATCAGGTTGATATATTTGCAGAATCAGGACAGGGCAAGGCAGAAGCCATCGCTATGGCCGACAATGTGGCAAATCACATGAAACGCGGAACAATATTAACGTATAATAGCAGGCAGGTAACAATCCGAAGCGCTCAACGGCGTACCGGTACGAATTCCGATGGGTGGTATAAGATACCCGTTGAGATTGTTTTTTATTCATATACACAAGCGAGGGTTTAACAATGGCCGCAACAGGAACAGGATCACAACACAGCGCGGGGTATATTGTCGAAAGTACATACGGCACAACACCAGCAACCCCCGCATTTGCTAACATTCGCCATAATTCCATGAATTTGGGATTAACCAAAAATGTACTGGAAAGCGAGGAAATCAGAAGCGACCGGCAGGTGGTTAATTTACGCCACGGCACTAAAACGGTTTCGGGTGAAATCGGCTTTGAATTAACCTACGGCACTTTCGACAGCTTGTTTGAAGCCGCGATGGGCGGAACATGGTCAACAAACGTATTGAAAGCGGGAACCACGCGCAGGTCATTTACTATTGAACGTAAATTTGCAAATCTGGCGACGCCAGAATATCACAGATATACGGGCGTAGAGTTTGACGGGTTCAGCTTGTCAGTAACACCGGATGCAATTGTGAGTGGATCATTTACCACAATGGGGCAGGATTACGCCATAGCCACGGCGGCAATTGCGGGCGCAACTTATCCGGCGGCCACTACTACCATTCCTATCACATCGTTCAGCGGCTCGGTTAATGAGGGCGGATCGTCTATTGCCATCATCACATCGATTGAAATGACACTTGAAAACGGCCTTTCGCCGTTGCATGTGGTTGGCTCAGATTTGACCAACCAGCCAGGCATCGCACGAAGCCGGGTATCGGGCACGCTGGGGCTATGGTTCCAGTCTAAAGCATTGCTTGATAAGTTTATTAACGAAACGGCTTCAAGTATCGACTTCACCCTGACAGACGGCACAAGTTCATATACATTTGACATGGGCAATGTGAAGTATAACGGCGGCCAGCCCGACGTTGACGGCGACGGCGAGATACAAATCTCGCTGCCATTTACCGCGCTGTATAACAGCGGTGACGCGTCGCAATTAATGATTACCCGTGTACCATAATGGATATTGAAAAATTATACACGGTTGATCTGCATGAGGCAGGGGCAGAGGTTCAGATAAACGGGCCGGACGGCAAGCCGACAGACATTTTTATAAAAATGGTCGGCATTGACTCGAAGACCTGGCGAAACATCATAAAGCGCAAGGAACGCGCATTGCTTAAAATGTCTTATGATGAAATTGCCGAGGTTGAGGACGGGTACTTGATCCTTGCAGAAGCGACGCTGGGCTGGCGTGGTATTGAAAGCAACGGAAAGCCGGTGGAGTTTTCAAAGAAAAAGGCCGAGCAGTTATACAAGAATGCGCCGTATATTCGCGATCAAGTGGACGTTTTTATAGCCAACCGATCAAATTTTATGAAGGGTTAGCCGCTAAAATATTAGAGTTTGCAAAGTGGATGTTTTACGCATACGGAACCGACGCAGACTCTAAAACGACCCGGCTAGCCCATTGGGAACAGGTGAAAAAATCGTCCGGCATTATTCCGGAGGGTTTGAGAAACAAACCGACATTGCCGCGCGCATTGTCTTATATATGGGAATGTTATGCCGATATAAGCAAAGGATGTGAGCGGGTAACGTATCAGGAATTAAAGGCATATTGTGATTTAACCGGCGAACAATTAACGCCGTGGGAATCGACACTAATAGTTGAAATTGATGAATTAAGGCGGATTAATGGCCACTGACATTGCACGGCTCGGGTTAAAAATTGAAGTCGATGATATCAAGGCGGCTGTTCATGAACTGGACAGGCTTGAAGACGCCGGAAAAAGAAACACCAAAGGCGCAAAAAAGACCGCCGGGGCTTATCGTGGGTTACGTGCGGTACTGGCAACGCTGGGCGTTGTGGCGCTTACACGTCAATTAATCTCGCAGGTTAACGCATATCAAAACTTAACAAATCAGCTTAAAAATGTAACCAAAGGCGCGAAAAACTTAGCGGACATTCAGCGTGAGTTATTTAATCTGGCGCAGGATACGCGCGGATCGCTGGATAGTGTTACCAATCTATATTCAAGGCTGGCGCGCTCAACGGAAAGCCTGGGGCTGTCACAGACAAAAATCCTCGGGTTAACTAAAACAATCAGCCAAGCCTTTGTCGTAAGTGGCGCAAGCGCTCAAGAGGCATCAAACGCCACCATTCAGTTAGGGCAGGCGCTCGGCGCTGGGGCGTTACGCGGCGACGAATTCCGATCAGTAGCAGAACAAGGCACGCGCATCATCAAGGCGCTGTCTGCCGGTCTGGGCGTGACGCGCGGCGAATTAAAGAAAATGGCCGACGAGGGCAAATTAACCACGGAAATCGTTGTCAAGGCGCTTTCTAAACAGGCCGGGGCAATTCAAGCCGAATTTGATAAAACAGAAAAAACCGTTTCTCAGGCATTCCAGCAGATAGAAAATAGCGCTTTGCGCACGTTCGGGTCGATTGATAGCCGTGAATTAGTTGGCGCGTTGGATGGGTTGAGGGAAACGCTTGAAGACCCGGCCATTGCAAATGGACTGCAGACAATCGCCTCCGGCCTGCTTCAAATAACGTCATTATTAATAAAGGCAACGGCTGGAATCGGTAATTTTATCAATAAATCAGGACAAGGAATTGGAATCCTTATTGCTCAGGCAACCGGGGCAGAATTTGCATTAGATAGAATGGTACGCCAGCTTGCAGAAGCAAAGGAAAAACAACTAGCATTGGCCAAAGTGGTCACAGCGTCCGGCGGCGGGTATAAATACCAGCGGAATCAGATAATAGAATTGGAGCGCGAAATTCAAAGATTGAACGCTGCAATAGTTCAATATAATAATATATCTCAGCCAAAGAAAAGATTGACAGAGGGCGCAACCGCTGGAGCCATTGCGGGGGATATTACAAAAGGCGGGCCAACAGCAACAGACCCGGCCGCAGATAAAGCGTATCAGCAATTCAAAGATAGACTTGACCAGCAAATATACTTACATGGCCAGGCAGGCGAGGCCGCGCGCGTTCGGTATGAAATCGAATATGGGGCGCTTAAAAAGGTATCGGCCGCCCGGCAGCAATCTATTTTGGCATTGGCTCAGGAATACGACAAACGAAAAAGCCTGGCACAGATTGGAACAGAAGCCGCAGGGGAAACCGAGCGATTACGCGAGCGGCTACAATCACGATATGCCGCGCTGAATGAGTCATTTTTATCAGAAGCGGAACTGGAAACATTAAGTTTCCAGAAAAAACAAGCTATTTTGGACCAGGCATTAGCGCTCAAGCTAACAACCGAGGCCAACTATAAGACACAGGTTGAACAACTTGAGGAACAGCATCAGAAAAATCTGAATGATATAAAGCAACGTGGATTAACCGACAATGAAGCGTTCGCTATGGCGGTCAGGGATCGTGATTTGCGCGGGGCTTTGTCGGCAGGCGCGAAGGCTACAAACGCGGCCGCGCAGCAATCAAAGAAAATGTTTAATATTAACAAGGCGCTTGCGCTTGCAACGGCGGCCGCAGAATTGCCAAGCGCCATTATATCATCATTTAAAAACGGTGGCGGGTATCCGTGGGGCTTGATCCCGGCGGGGCTTATGGCCGCACAGGGAGCCGCACAGATTAACGCGATCAAGTCTGCCAAGTTTGGCGGTGGTAGCAGCGCCCCGAGCGTGGGAGGTGGCGGCGCGCCACAATCGCCGGGGCAAATCCCGTTAAGCGGTGAAACGCCCGTTTTGCCGAATGGGCAAGGCGGGCAGGCGCGAGTAATTACTATAAATCTCGGTGACGAGGATCGGTTATACTCGAAGCAGGCGGTCAGAAACTTAATGGAACAAATAGCCGAAGAAACCGGCGACAATGTGGTGTTTACATGAGCAAGCCCCGAATAGGTTATACAAATTTACTTGAAACCGGAACCGTTACCGCATCCAGTGAGGCGACAGGCTTTGACGTTGAAAACGTGTTTGATTGGCTTTTATATGATTGGTGGAAGCCTAACGCGGCTGGAAATGCAGAAATAAACTGCTCCTTTTCTACCTATAAAAACGCGGACTATTTAGCCATTGCCGGGCATACGCTGGGCGAAAACGGCGCGCGTGCGCAGTTGTTTTATGGTGATGGTACAGACTATATCCCGCTGGGCCGCACGCTTGCCGATCCTTATGGATTAAGCAGTATATTTGCCCCGACTACAAACCGCGTGGGCTATATGCAAATGCCTGTTTTAGGTCAGAATCTTTTGACGTATTCTGAGGATTTTAGTAATGCGGCTTGGAGCAAGAGCAGCGTTACAATAACAGCGGATACTATAGCAGCACCGGACGGAACAACCACGGCCGACGTTTTGACTTATGCGGCTGTATCAAGTGCAAATGTTAGGTCAGCGGGGGTTTCTGCTGCAAATGGTGACATGTTTACTTTTAGCATTTATTTGAAAGCAGCATCAGCAACCAACGTAAATATTCAGATGGTAACGGCTGGCGGTGGCGCTCCTGACTCTGAATTCAACTCAGAGGAAACAGTATCAATCGGTACTACATGGCAAAGATTTACTAAAACCGTAACATTGTCAGGATTAAGCACAGATAATGCCATATATATTTATCTTGTCACACGTGATTCAGTCGCTCGGACTATTCACGCATGGGGCGCACAACTTGAGGAAAGCGCCACGGCGGGAACGTATATAAAAACCATTGCTGATCCATTCGACAACGGCGCGAAATATTGGAAAGTTAAGTTTTACGCTAAACAGAACCTTTTAACGTATTCTGAGCAGTTTGATAATGCGGCTTGGCTTGGCTCGACTTTTTCCATTGCTGCAAATTCAGCAACAGCACCGGACGGAACAACAACAGCAGATAGTTTAATTGAGGATTCAGGATCAGGACAAAAGGGAACATATCAGTCTTATACATACGCAACCGCAGATCATACTTTGTCAGTCTATGCAAAGGCGGGTACACGTGACTGGATTCGAATCGGAACCGGGACAAACCATGCTTGGTTTAATGTTAGCACAGGAGTGGTCGGTACAGAGGTTCTCTGCACAGGTTCGATGGTTTTGGATTCTAACGGTTTTTATCGCTGTTCAGTTACTATGAGTTTAACCGCTGGAACTGATAACTTTTATATATTTATAGCTAACGGCGATAATGTGACAGCTTATACAGGAGACGGCGCGAGCCTTGTTTATATATGGGGCGCACAGTTAGAAAATGCACCCAGCGCGGGAGCCTATCAAGTAACCACCACGGCCGCTGTTTCAAATAATATCGGCTATGCTGGCGTAGTTTCCTTCGGTGCATCGCTTGAACTTGAAAACGGCATGATGCCAGGATTTAAACCGCCCATTTTTGGCAATGAAGACGAATATATAAACTCGATCAGTGATAACGGGGCATTTATTGGCCGGTCGTTGGTTAGGTATGGCGTTTCATTTGATATAAAGCAATCATTTATGGAACCGTCTTTTATCAGGGCCAGCTATATTCCATTCCTTGAACATGCACAGGCCAAGCCGTTTTTCTTTAGTTGGGATAATGCCGACTATAACAACGAAGCGGCGTTTTGCTGGGCGGACGGAAAAATAGACATTCCGGGATACTCACACACAAACTATATGGAACATACGCTAAAAGTTAACGGGCGTATTATAACATGACATACGCCACAGAAAGCGCCAGGCTTGCCCGTGAGCCGTTCGCAGTCGTTGAACTGGAATTGGATTATTGTCAGGAAGTCTACGGCGTATCGCCATGCACGGCCGCGTTATCGGCCGGTAATGAATGCTACAACACGCGGAAAACCTGCCAAGACCCTGCAAATTACAATCTCGGGACAAAAACATATAGATTCTGTGAGGCGCGGAATAATTTACCAGCGGGCGTTGATATGATCCCGGCGTTAATGAGTCCGCCCACGTTTACGCCGACACGGATTGAACCAGGTAAAGGTCTGGGGTTCCGTGGTGCGGTAACAATCAAAATAAAAGACTTCCCCCACCATGACAGGGGTATTGATCCGTATGTCAGCACAAGAGCAGCGGCGAGCGGTACATTTTTCGGCAGACTGCTTGCAAGAAATCCCTATTATGTCGGCCGGTTGATTAAGGTCAGACAAGGATACATAACCGATCCGTTTGACTGGAACAATTTCGAGGACCGCGTTTATATTATCGAAAAATTTGATCGTGATAAAAACGGCGATGTGACCATAATTGGAAAAGACTTATTAAAAAAGGCCGACTCAGACCGCGCACAATGCCCCGTGGCGAATGCGGGCAAATTATTAGCAGATATAACGGCGGTTGATTCATCGTTAACCCTGACACCCGCAGGAATTGGCAGCAGTGAATATGCGGCGAGTGGTACGGCCCGCATCGGTGACGAAATAGTGACCTTCACCCGATCAGGCGACGCGGTGACCATTACCGCGCGGTCCCAATGGGGTACAACGGCCAGCGATCACAGCGCAGATGATTTATTTCAAGAGTGTAAAGTTTACACTAATGAAAATGTCACCGATATTATTGACGATTTATTGACGACTTACGCCGGAATAGCGTCGGGCTATATCCCGTCGGCAGACTGGACAACAGAAAAGAATCTATGGTTATCATCGTCTAATTTTACCGCGATTATATCAAAGCCCGAGGGCGTGGATAAATTACTTGGCGAGCTAACAATTCAGGGTCATTTAAACGTGTACTGGTCTGAGAGCGCGCAGGAAATTAAATTAAAGGCCATAGCCCCGCCATTGTTGAATGTTAATCCGACGGCCATCGGCGAATATGATATTTTAGCCGATTCGGCAAAAATCACGGACGAAAAAAAGCAGCGCGTCAGTCAGGTTTGGGTCTATTGGAACATTGGCGACCACACGCAGGAAGCGGATACTAATTATCAAAATTTGAATATATCGGCCGATTTAACCAAAGAAGGGGCCGACCAGTACGGCGAAAAACAAGTGAAAGTGATTAAGTCCCGCTGGATCAGCAGCGACGCACAGGCCAACCAATTGGCCGGGCGTTACCTGGCGCGCTTCAAGGACAGCCCAAAGGCGATATCTTTCGACCTGGATTTAAAGGATCAGGCAATCAGGCCGGGGGATTTAATCGACATTACAACGCGGCATTTGCAAGACGTGGACGGCAGCAATATGGCCACGCGGGCGCAGATCGTCGAGTACAAAGAATCTGATAAAAAACTGTCTTACATGGCGTTAACGCAGGAATATAGCGGGCGATATGCGTTTATAGCCGCTAACACGATGGGCGATTATTCAGCAGAATCGGCAACAAATAAGGAATCTTATGCTTTCGTTTGTTTAAATACAGGCCTTTTCGCAGATGGCACAGAAGGGCATAAGGTTATATAATACTTACAGAGGTTTAATTAATGACTACATACACAGCCATACCTGGGAGCGATATTGACCCAGAAAGCCCCATTACCGCGTCTTTAATGGCGTTGTTACGGGACAACCCAATAGCAATAACTGAGGGCGCAGCAGGCGCGCCGTCTATTGCCACGGCCGCGCTTGCAGACGATTTCATGGGGGTTTTATTGGCAACGCAGACCGTCAGCGCGGTGGCAAATGTTGAATTTACTAGCCTGATTGATTCGACATACGACACATATGCAATTGTGATAGAGGATTTACTTCCCGTAACGTCGGGCGAGTTCAGGATTCAAGTATATACAACTTCATGGAAAACGGGCGCGACATATGAATACTATTACGATGGCACAACGTCCAGTTCGTCGGTATCAGCATCGCACATTGTGGCAATGGCCGCAGCAGGCAATAGTGCAAATGGAAGCTGTTCTGGTATTGTCTATCTTCACAAACCAAGCGCTACAAAATACGCGCGCGTTTCCGGCAGAATGACCGGAATAAATAGTGCGATAGATATAGCGGACACTCGCTTTTGTGGGTTTGAGAATAGCGCGGCAGCGTTTACAGGCATTCGCTTTCTCATGGCGTCGGGCAATATTAGCACCGGAACCCTCAAGCTATACGGGATAAAATAAAATGGCCTTATTTAAAAATGTTGATGGTAAGCGGGTATTGATGCCAGACGACGAAGAAGCAGCCACACGTGCGCAATGGGCGGCAAACGACGCGGCGTTAATTGCTGAACAATTACAAAAGGAAAAGGAATTGCACAAGGAAAAATTAAGGCGCGAAAAAATCGACCAGATGTTAGCCCCGCAGATTGCACAAATTGACGCGGCAACGGATTCAGCAACAATAAAAAAGGTGAAAATATAATGAGTCCAGAAAATGAGAACCATTGGCATTTAGACAAAAAAGTACCAGTCAGCTTGATTTTTGCAATTCTGGTACAAACAGCGGGGGCGTTCTGGTTCGCGTCTGACATATCAAATAGAGTCAGTCACTTAGAAGAAACAAACAGCGTGAGATTAACAGGCATTGAAAACACGCGAAATATGAACCGGGTTGTCACAGAGCGCGTAATCAGGCTTGAGGTGACATTGCAAAATACCAACAAACTGCTTGAAGAAATCAAGCACGAAATGAGAAAAAGATGATCTCCATCGAGCGTTTTTGTGCTTCTCCGATGGGGGTATTCGGTGAGGTAATGGAGAACGGCCATCATATAGCCTATTCAATCGAGCAGCCGTGGAATGATAATATTCCGTTTCATTCCTGTATCCCTGCGGGGCAGTATAGTTTAGTCAATCACGACGGCACAAAGTACAAAAACACCTTTGTGTTCTTTGCCCCTGAATTAGACGTACATTTAAGCAAGCACGATACAGGCCGTTATGCGTGTGTAATGCACCCTGCGAACCGCGCACAAGAGTTATCCGGCTGCATGGCGTTTGGTGCGTCTTTAAGCTGTTTGAACGGTGAGTGGGCTGTCAGTCGGTCAAGAGATACCACGTACAATGTTATTGAGAAGTTAAGAAAGACGAAGCAACACGGCATTATTATTAGCTGGAGGATTCCATGAAAAAACTAATTTCAGATATCAGAACCTGGTACTCAGGCCTTTCTGAGCGTTCAAAAGCGTTCAATCTCGGCGCATTGTCCGGGGCGTGTGGTGTTATTCTTGTATGGTGGGTGTTATGAAATCATGGCGCGAGTCTACAACATTAAAATTCGTCTGGCCTGCGGCGGTTATTTTGCTAATTAAGTTTTTCTTTGCAGGGTTAACCATTTCCGGCCTTTCATTTCCCCCAATGTCAGCACAGGATTTCGGAATAGCCTTTGCTGCAATAATGGCTATCTGGCTGGGGCGTGAGTGGCGCAAAGATCATTACAAGGACAAAGGCGATGTTTAACAAGATTCTGGCAGGGTTTGCGGCGCTTATGGGATTTCTGGCTATATGGTTCAAGGCTGGCAAAGATCGTGCAGCACGTAAGCTCTCAGAGCGTGACAAACAGGCAGCCGAGGCACAGCGGGACGCAGTAGTTAAAGCCGATGAAGCCTACGCAAACGCAATCAAAGAGGGACAGGAACGTGAAAAGCAAGCTATTGAAAACGCTAACACTGGCCATAACACTTTCAACGATTATTAGTTGTACTGATCCGGTAATCGTTAAGCCGTCGCCATTACTGCTACCAGGTCGTCCGATCCTGCAATTAATCACAGACGCGGATAATTTGTGGTTAAAAACCAACAGGCCGGAACTTCACCGAAAAATGGTGATTAATGATTCACGGCTGAAATCACACATCAAGACCTTGGAAGCTATTATTGAGAGTACGCATTAATTATTAATTGACTTGATTCTTTAGGGAATTTACCCACGTTTTGTCTGGACGGCGATAACTAATTAACTCGCTGGGCGTTTTGACTAATTTATTATTTTTAGTTATTTGAACCCGCGTTCCAAGATTAGGCATATTTTGATAAGTTTTATCATATTCAAATAATAAGTCGGCCATTTTTTGCTGCCATTCTTCTGACATATCTTGCATTAAAACCCGTGGCAAAGTTAACCAGCTCGCATAGCTTAAACCAAACCATAAATTAAGATCATTCATTTCAACACCTTCCCCAGCAACCAGGACGAAACACCCGCCCCCGCACAAGTGGCCGCGAAGTCTGCAAACTCAACCGTACCGCGTCCGGTGGCGTCATAGCTCTCTTTTGCAAGCCCAACAGCACACCCGGTCATAAACCCATACTTCGGCTTTTTCGTTCCCAGCGTAATAGTGAAGCCGATTATCAGTCCTGCTTTAAAATGGCCGCGTTTATCTTTGTCTATCGCGCTTGATGTTGCTGGAATTAACAGGATTAATATTAATAAGTATTTCATTGTTTACTGTCCTTTGTTAATAATTCAGGGTTTTCGTATATGTTGCCGATTATTTCATAAGTACCAAAATCCAAGTGAGCATAACCCTTGTTAGGAATTGCCCATAAACCAAAGCCTACTGTTCTAGCTAAGGTGATATCTGAAATATACATAACTTCTGCTAGAAATTTATCTCCCCCTATATCGGTTTGGTCGCAAATAATTATATCCCCCTCATAAATATCAACGCCGTTCTTGTCTTGCAGGCCGGTGAATTGACTGAACTTAACGTCATCATTAATATTAATATCATTAATAGGCCATTCATCTAGGTTAAGCCAGTCCACTCCATTCCACGCCCTGAACTTAATATCTCTCATCACTCACTCTCCAGAATAGCGTACCATTCGACTCTAGGCCAATCTCTATCACTTGCTTTTTTGCCGTCGGCAAGACCACCAATATTATACTTAGCAATATGCTCAACCCCATCAGCTATCGGGCTTTCTTTACTACCATCATGCGGGATTTTATTCAGCACTGACGGGATGTGTTTTGCTGGTTTCCATGTTTCCCAAGCGATACTACTATTTTTTTCAGAGTAGCAAAGGATCGATCCATGTCTATTCAGCTTTCCGGTTGATACTCTCGCTACATCATCATTACCAACTAATACAACCTGCCCATCAGCAGGAATCCACTCCTGTTTACTTTCCAGACGTGCTATCAATTCATCTAACTCTTTTTGCTTCTGTTTTATTTGTTCCAGTTCATTGCTCATTGTCTTTCTCCTCACATTTCTTTTTGTATTGCTCAAGCCTGTTAATTTTAGGCAATGCCTTTATAATCACATAAGGGTTTCCCGGGCTTTTATCTTTGTTTTTACTATCGGGAACACATTCGATAATTTCACATTTATACTTGCCACCGCGCCATTCTTCTTCATCAGCAGCGGCTTTTATTGCAAGTGATTTTAATGTGTACACTCCCACATGATAGCTATGTCTTTCTTTATCGCCCCATCTATATGCGTGTACTATGTATATGTTCATCATCTACCCCCTTTTTGTTCATCGCAATATGTGCATTAGCTTCTGCAAGCATTACTTTTAATTTTGAATTTTCATCAGCAAGCTTTTTTATTTTTTTATTTTTACGCAAGTGTCCTTTTTCTGATTCTCTTATTGCTTTTAACCACCATGAAACTTGATGTTTTAAATACGCATTGTTAAACCTTAAATCAGATTCTTGTATTCTTGTATTCTGATCTAATAAATTTACACGCTCTTTTTTTAGCTTCTCGTTTGTAGATTTAAGTTCATTAATTTCTTCTTTTAAGCATTGTATATCTTCATATAAATTATAAATAACTTTATCATATTCATATTCAACACAACGCTCTGGCGTAACTTTATCTGACCAAAGATCATCCATCATTCCTACTCTCCACAATAGTCCGTGTCTTCCTCAGTCGGCAAGGGTATCTCTAGCCCGTCGTAGTTCATCGCGCCGCGATCCGTTCGTCAATTTGCTGCTTGCATGTTTTACAGACAGACCGTTTAGCCCCGCGCTTTACTTCGCTGGATATAGGCCGCATGAGTCCGCAGGAACCGCAATAAAATTCTTTCGTTACTGCCCGCATTTTTGCTAATACTTCGCGTTGGTTGAGATTATTCGCTGTCATCGTCAAGCACCTCAATGACTTTTATTGTTTCGCCGTTACTTAAAATATGAACTGCTGACTCAGGGCAGAAGTGCGCGAACAAACTACCGTCAGGATAAACATTAAGCCAAAATTCGCGCGGCTCAGGCTTGATGCGATATTCAACATCGTGAAAATTCCAGCCATGATTTTTATCTGCTGGCCTCCAGATGGTGTCACCGGCCCGGTTTCTAAACTCTATTTTCTTGCCATCCAAATAAGCCTGCATTATTTTGATATATTCTTTTGTTTTCTCTTTAGTCTTGCTCATTATTTATCCCTTTCATTTATTTAACTTACACATTCAATATATACAATATATTGCACCTTGTCAACAATAAAGTATTACTTTTCTTGTATTTCCCCGTTTTCAGCAATATATAACCGCTGTCCGTCTTTGTGGAAATAGCGCCCGTCCCATTGCCACCCTTCGCAAATGTGCTTGATATATTGATATCGTCTTTCATATTTCATCGTTTAAAATCTCCATTATTTGTGTACTTGCATCAAGCGCCCCGAGGCCAACAATAACCCGGTCGCCGATACTCTCAAGGTAATCAACGACCTGTTTCTGATCGTCCGACAGCCGCCCGCCCTTTTGTCGCTTCATTTCAACCCATAGCTTCCAGGCGGGTATGTGCAGATCAGGAATGCCAGGCGTGACGCCCTCGGCTTTTAAGCGCTTGGCTACGCTCATTGATCGTTTTTCGCCATTGGGTATGGCGTATATCAACACACCCGGAAACTTTAGCCGGAACCACAGGACAAAACCGACCTGTTCGGCGTGTTCAGTTGGTATAACCCCCTTCAAAATGGTATTTCGGGAACCCATTCCCCGCACCCGATCCCGTAAAATTCTTCGGGAATAATATCAAACCAGAAATTGCAATAAGCCTTTTCCCGGTTGTCACACGTCCAGCAGCAAACAGGCGCGCGGGCGTCTTTACCTTTTCGCCATTGTTCGGCTTCTGCTTTAGTGGTCATTTAATCGCCCCGCAACAAACACCAGAAGGCCGACCACGCCGACAATGATATAGACGGGGCTGTGTGTTTGCGGGTAGACCATAACCGCGATTAAACACATAACAAGACCCATTAATTTCAAAAAAATATTAACTCGCATGACGTTCCCCTTTTTCAGAACAGTATTGTATATTTAATATATCCGTGTATTTTCCATTCGGTTTTATTTGTATGGCATCAGGTGATGGCCATTCATTGCATTCATTGAGCGCATCAGTGACCGTTTTAGCCTTTGAGCCGATCTTGTTTAAAAATAACGACGCTTTATATTTTGCCGCCCCGGTATGTTCAATGCAGACCCATTGACTGAATGCCCGAACACCCCGAATGCCGCAAAAATACGTTATTTTTAAACTGTCCGGCTTGCCCTTTTTCTTGTGGCGCTTATAAGTAACATCAAAAACCTGGACCCACTCGGGCTGTATTTGTTCGGCCATCACCGCCCCGCTGTACGCCGTGGGCGCGTGTACTACTTCGGGCGGGGGGAATTCATGGCCACAGTCCGGGCATTGTCTGAGGCCTGCATGTACAACGCTTTTGCATTCCGGGCATTCTTTCGCCGGGGCTTCACCTTCACCCCCCGCGCCTTTTGATTTAACGCGAACAGCGTCAATCGGGCCAAGCCGCTCGACGTTTTGGCCGTAATCCAATAAAAGGGCGTTTGTTTTACCTGGATGCGTGCGCATGAGTCGGCCGACAATTTGAACATATAGCGCCGCCGATTCAGTAGACCGAAGCAGCACGCCCATGTCACAAATAGGGAAATTTGAGCCGACCGTCAATAAATCGACGTTTACCAAGCAGCGCAAGCGCCCGGCTTTAAAGTCGGCAAATAGCTTGTCCTGTTCGCCCCGTGGCGTTTTAGCGTGAACCAGAGCGCAATCTATACCGCGATCTTTTAGGGCGTCTGTGACGTGTTCAGCGTGGGCGACACTGGCGCAGAATATCAGCCAGGCTTTACGGTCCCGGCCATAGGACGCTATTTCATCACACGCCCTGTTTGTCAGCTCTTTTTGATCGAATGCAGCCGCCATTTCAGACAAGATAAAGTCGCCGCCCCGTTTATGGACGTTTGATAGATCGGCATGGTCTGTGCCGCCCTTACTGATTACCGGGCACAAATAACCTTTTTCAATCAAAAAGGGCAATTTTATATCATAAACAATTTTATCGAACAGCCCGCCGTTAACCAGGTGGCCAGAGTCCAGCCGGTATGGTGTGGCGGTTAATCCCCCCATTCGGGTATATGGATTCATTAATTTAGCATGGTGCAAAAAATGCCCGTATTGCGTGGCGGTTTTATTTGGGATCAGATGGGCTTCGTCTATTAAGATAATATTCCACGGCTCGAATTTTGTTACCTGCTTGGCTATGGTCTGAATGCTTGCAAATAATATATTTTTATCCTTGTCTTTTCGATTAAGCCCGGCCGAATAAAATCCATAATTAGCGCCCGGATGAAGCAACGACAATTCGGCCGCGTTTTGCTCGAGTAGTTTCCGCCGGTGAGCTAATACAATTATTCGCACGTCTTCGTCGATGGCTAAACAGCGCTTTATTATGTCAGCAATAATCAGACTCTTACCCGCCCCACACGGGGCAACAATCAAGCCATTGCTTCGGCCTTCAAGCCAAAAATCAAGCAGACTGTCCACGGCTTCATTTTGATAGGGGCGGAGGGTTATCATAAATCCATCGCCTTCTGCTTTGTTTCATTATCAAAACGCTCACAAGCTGCCTTGTAATAATCTTCGTCTATTTCTATTCCGATGGTATTCATGCCGAATCTAAAACATTCTATTACTTCGGTTCCGCCTCCCATAAAAGGAATTAATGCTTTGCCGCCTTTTTTACCCGAAGTCCTGACAATAGCATCTATAACTTTTGGGGCTTTTGGGGTTGGGTGAAATGATTTATCTTTACCTGATATCGGCTGGTCGAAAATTAAAACTTCAGTAAGATTTAAACAGTTATTAAATGGCCTTCTAAGCTTTTCGTATTCCGCTCTAAGCTTTTCGTATTCCGCTCTAAGCTTTTCGTATTCTTTTTTCATGTAAGGCGCGCACCAATTTTGAAGTTTTATATACATGTCTTTTGTTATCATTGTCGGCGCATCTTTTTTAAGACTAAGAACCGCAGATGCAACGCCGCCACCGTTTGTTGCAGTTCCCAATGATTTATTTATATCTTTTAAATTAATACGCCCTTTTGCCTTTATTATTTCGCTTCTTATGTAATCCCTAATAAAATAAATACATTCAGTCAGATTTAATTTATCCTTTGCATACACTAGCGCCCTTTCCGTACAAATTGGGTAACTTCTTACAGTATCGCCGCCAGCACTACCAAACATTCCGCCACTTAAATTCTTTTTATACCAAACGAGGCTGTTTAATAAATTCAGTTTTTTATCTAAAATTAACTGAGTATAGGCTATGTTCTTATCATCGCCCCACCAATAAAGTGTTCCAGAATCTTTTAATATACGTGATATTTCGCCCGCCCATTGCTCTACAATGGACAAATATTCATCAAATGACGACCATATATAATCAAATTCTCCTTTTGTTTCAAAATACGGGGGATCTGCTATTATCAGATCAAACTCGTTGTCCTTACATCCCTTCATGTACTCCATGCAGTCCATATTTAATAATTCAATCATTCGACCCTCACCCCCATTGTTTCTTTCAACTCGACCACGAAAGGATCAGCCAGCACCTTTAAATCGCCGTCAACGTCCCGCATTTCCTGGCTACTGTAACCACCCGCGCCGTTGATAATATTTTCCTCATAAGTAATTGTGCCTTTTTTTGCGTCGGCGTCGATAACAGACAGCGGAATAAATGCCGGGTTATACACGTGACTTTGACAGCCCGCGCACTGTTCAGAAAAAGATATTTTCTTGTTGTGTTTTTCGCAACCCCATTCGCCGTTTTCTCTCATTGGCGTTGAATGCGCACAGGTTCGGCAGTTTATTTCGGGCAGCTTGTTCCGGTGGCAAATGTCGGAATAATCACAAAATTTACATTTATAAAAAGCTGGATCATCGGTTATTTTGTCCAGCGGCTTCGGTGAATATATAATTAAGTCGCCTTTTGCTATAAAGGTCATGGCGGTTTTTTTATCAAACTTAACCCGTTCGCCATATATTTCATCGGTGTTTTTATTCACACAAAAATAATACGCGCAATACATTCCAGACCAGTGCATATAGCACTGCATTTGTGCAAAATGTTCGGGCTTTTCTTTTCTAACGCCGTGGCGTTTAAGCGCTGCAAACCCTTTGTCATTGATTGTTTTATATTCCAGAACGTGCCATTTTTTAGACTCGACAAACCCGTGCGCGCAGCCGTCCATTGATCCGCCCATGTGGCCGCCACAATCCCTAAAAACAAATTGCTCGCCGGTTTCCTGATCGGTGTCAATTACTTTGATGCCAGCATCGCGCAGATTTTTAGTTAATCGCGGCTCGGCAAGATGGCCGGTTTCAAATAAGCGCAACAGACGGCCACTAAAATCCGGCTTTTGACTCCAGCGAAAGGAATACCACAACTCCCGGTTACATTCGCGGCCGATCAGGGACGCCCCCAGGTGGGCGCGCCTCCATTCCTCATTGCGTGCAATATATGTGTCATATATAGCCTGCACGGTCGGCGGTGTTTGGTCTGGTAAATTAGCCATTATTTAGCCCCATTTCGTTCATCATTATAAGCCCGTATGATTTTTCGTGAATACTCAAGGCAAGTATTAACGCTCCCGGCGCACCAGCCACCGGCCCCCTGTGGGAGCCTTACGGTGACCATTGCGCCATACTTGACGTTAATAAACTTAACAATATGTATTACTTTTCCCACGGCTTCTTTTTCGCAGCGGGGGCGGCTTCTTTCGTTTCCGTTGTCGTTGTCCCGCTGTATTGCTCATAGTCCTTTATTTCATTGCTGGCGTCATATTGACCCGACGCAGGCTGGATGCCAACTTTAGCAATGAAGGGCTTGTCATGCAGCTCGCACGAATCCTTTGGGTTCATAATGCCGACAGCGTGACAGATGGCGGACAGTTCCCGCTGTGCAATCTCAACGGCCTGCGTGTTATCGTTCACCAGATTTAACCGGACCCATACTAGCCGCCCTTGATATTCACCTTCAATTACTTCGGCGGTGAATTGTAAATATTCCCCCTTGCCGTTTTTGGTCGGTTTCATTTCCGATTCTGTAAAAATCATCGGATATTTTGCCGCCGGGATCGGTTCAAAACTTTTGCTCGGTTCAACTTCGTTCGCATTAAAATTTAATTCAGCCATTTTTCTATTTCCCCTGTTTTGCTTTTGGTAGGTTGTTTTCAAATTGCTCATAATCGAGCGGTATTTTTGCAGGCATTTGATACCGATTTTTGGCGGTAAAGGCTGCCGAGCCTATTAAATGTAAAACATGTTCGCCGGTGTCAATGGCGCGCGTCCGTTTTTGATTAAAGCCCGCGTCTTCTGTTTTAACGATTTTATCTAGCGAGGCAAAGCCGATAATATCACTATATTCATCAGTCAACGCGGCCGCCCTTTTGTGGAGTTTAAGCCCGTGGCTATCATATGCCGGATGCTCAGGGTCTTCGATACGTGTGATCTGACTATGCGCTATCATAATAATCGTCATTGCCTTTTCATCGCGTAAATAGGTAACGCTATCGAAAAACTGCCGCCATTCTGTCAGCGCTTCCGTGTATCCCTTGCCATAGCCTGCCGCCTCAATAGAGCTAACGCCGATCCGGTTACAGGTGGCCGTCCATATTAAAGGCTCCAGCCAGTCAAGGGAATCAATGACCACGGTTTTATATTTGTGGTCTTCTTCGGCTAACGCAGCAAGCGCCTCCAGAACATCGTCGAAACTTTTAGCCAGCGGAAATGTCGGCACGTCCAGCGTTCCCAGCCCGTCTTCTGTTTGTATAAATACGGGGCTTTCTGCCATCGCGCCAAATGTTGTCTTTCCAATGCCTGGGCCACCGTGGATTGTGACCCGTGGCGGCTTTGGGGTGTTTTTTTCCAGATTTTTTAAAGATATTGCCATTTCATTTACTCCCGTATTGCCATGTTATTTGCTCCCGTATTACCATTTCATTTACTCCCGTATTACCATTTTATTTTCTCCCGTTTTGTGCTTGATGTTGTTCGTATAAAAATTCTGCATTGAATTTCATATTTGTTGTGTCCGCTATGATGGTTAACTGTGCGGCGGTTTTTGCTTCATCGTCTGGATTAATGAAAACCTCAACTTCCATAGGAACCATTATTTTTACGCTTGTCATTCTGTCAGCCTCCCCTGTTTGCTCACTTCCAAAAGATCGGCGGTGATTTTGATTGCCTGTTCCATGCGTTTGTAGACCCGTTTAGAATCACATCCCCGGATAGCGTCAAAGGTATCATCCAGAACAACTTTCAGATGTTCGAGCATACGATATCTAGTTATGTCAATTTGCTGTTTAGTCGCCATCATTTAGACTCCTTGATTGAAACCCCAGGCTTGCCCGGCTTGGATGTGATGGCTTGGCTCGCAATATTATAGACTTCGGGCTCATTGTTTTTGATATAACGCAGCCCGGTTAAATCAATGGACGGTTTATAAATGACAGGGCGCAACCCTTCGGCAATCTGATCCTTGATGTTTTCCCATTGGGCAACGTCAAGCGTGCGGTTGATTTTTCCGGTGATTGTTATTTTGTAGTTTTCAACGGTGTGCGTTTTTGATCCTTCGGGCTTAACCCCCAGAATGGCGGTCAGCTTTTCTTCTATCTCAATGCGGAATTCCCGCGCGGCGTTTTCAGCGCCTTTTGCTTCTATCCATTTTTCTGTTAGTGCTTTCACTTTGCTTGTATTCATCTTTTTTTCTCGCTTTATGTTGTTTAAATAAAATGATTTTTCGCTTTACAAGATACAATTTACACAATATACTGACACCTGTCAACAATAAATTATCACTTTTTTAATATTAAGGGGAAATAAATGCTTTCACTATCTGAGATTCAGGAAAAATTAAAAGACCGGAAACTGGTCATTGTGGCAGAAGCCACCGGCCTATCCTACGGAACCGTGCTGAATATAACCAAGCCGGACGCGAATCCGACTATTAACGTGATGCAGAAAATAAGCGACTATTTAAAGGGCGAGTAATTATGATTAGAATAATTATTATATTATTACTGGGGTTTCTTGCGTGTATTCTCGCGGCGACTATAGCCTATTATGCACAAATCCCGCCCGAATTTATGGGAATTCTGTGTATTGCCATCGGGGTTGCTATCTCTTATTTCATAATCTAATAATCAAGGAATAACTATGCTTGAAACTGCCCTGTTATATGCCGCGCGCGGGTGGCCTGTGTTTCCGTGTCATTCAATAAAAGATGGTTATTGCACCTGTTCACGCAAAAACTGTAAAAGCCCCGGCAAGCACCCCAGAACCAGCCACGGGCGCAATACTGCCACCACAGACGAACAAACAATTAAAAACTGGTGGTCAATATGGCCGGACGCGAATATAGCTATAGCAACCGGCAAGGAATCCGGCCTGGTTGTTTTAGATATCGACGACGGGGGCGAAGATTTTGTATCAATGAAGTATGTCCCTGATACCGTTGAAGCCATCACAGGTGGCGGCGGTCGCCATATTTTATTCAATCGCCCGGACGAGGAAATTAGATTTTTAACCAAAACGCACCTTTTCGGCGAGCCAATAGATAGCCGCGCCGATGGCGGATATATTATCGCGCCCCCATCTATTCACAAATCCGGCCGCTCATATGAGTGGGAGGGTTCAAGCGATCCGCTGGAAGGACACCCCATAGCAGACGCCCCCTTGTGGTTTCTGGATGAAATACGCGGGCAGGGGCTATCAGATGCCGCGATTTCCCCCCCTGAATGGAATCCCGACGGCTTTTTGCCGTATAACATCCTTGATATGCTGACAGCTATTCCCGCCGATAATTATACAATCTGGCGTGATGTTGGCATGGCTATTCATTACACAGACCCCGAAGACGGCTATAGCGTTTTCGATTGGTGGTCGAGTACATCGTTTAAATATGACGCGGAAGCCGTGCGCCGTGAATGGCGAAACTGGTCCCGTCGTGGCCACGCAGTATCCAACCCCGTAACGGTTGATACCATTCGCCGCATTGCCGTTGAACACGGCTGGAACGATCCAGACATAGACCACGGCGCGGAAGTCGCTGCCGTTTTCCTGAATGCGCACAAGAAAAAGATAAAAATAGCCCTTGCACGCAAGCCCCGCATGTCAAAACCACTTCCGCCAGACAATATAATACCCAATTCTGGATTGATCGGTGATATTGCCCGCTGGATTCTCAAAACGTCTGTTCGGGCACAGCCGAAACTAGCCGTTGCCGCTGCCGCCTCATTCGTGGGCGCTATTGCGGGCAGAAAGTATGCCAGCCCTACCAATTTGCGAACAAATTTATATTTTGTCGGACTTGCCAAGTCTGGAGCGGGCAAAGATCGCGCCCGGTCCGCCATTCAACAATTAGCGGTTTATGCTGGCGTTCAGGATTATTTAGGCGCGGATCGCATTGCCTCCGGGTCGGCCATCGCTTCAAATCTGGCTATTCAACCGGCTAAGGTTTATATGCTGGACGAATTCGGCCTATCCTTGCAGGCGGTCACAAATAACAAAGCGTCCAGCCACCAAAAAGATATCATAAGCATGCTATTGACGCTTTACAGCCAGGCGGGCGGGGTTTTTCTGGGCACAGAATATGCTGACACTAAAAACAACCAGCGCCGGGTAATCTATAACCCCCACGTTTGCTTATATGGAACCAGTACACCGGTACAATTCTGGGCGGCGTTAACCAGCGCACACGCCCTGGACGGGACGTTAAACAGAATGTTAGTTATTGATGCAGGCGATGAAAGACCCGTACCCGCTCGCAATATGGAAATAACACCACCACCACCTGAGCTAGTCGATAGAATCCGAGCGCTTGCAGACTTCACCCCCGGCGGCGGTAACATAAAAAACGCGGGCGGCGAAATTGATGCCATTGAACCGCTAAAGGTTCCCGTCGATAACCTGGTGGCCGATGCCATGTATCAATTTCAGCTTGAAATGGATGCCGCAGGAACTTGCCAGGCGTCCGAGGCTATTTATAGTCGTGTCCATGAAAACGCCATTAAACTGGCTCTGACATACGCTGTCAGCGTTAACTTTGAAGCCCCCCGTATTGATGCCGATGCGTGGGAATGGGCGCAGGGCGTGGCGCTGTGGTGCGCTCAGACGCTATTCCATCAGGCTGGGCGCTATATTGCTGACAGTGAGATAGAAGGCGAGCATAAAAAAGTATTAAACATGATACAAGATGCCGGATCGAATGGCATGACGCGCCGCGATCTGACACGCCGAATGCAGAACATTAGAAAGCAGCTACGCGAGGAAATAGTACAAACACTTATAGAAGCCGGGCAAATCGAGTCATTATCGACCAAAAAAGCACACGGTCCGGCAAAAATTACTTATTATGCCCTTGACATAACCCAATGACAGGTATAAGCTATTGATAGTTAAAGAAAAGCACGTTTTTACCCCCTCCATTATGTCCAACCTGTCAAGATGTTTTGACAGGTTCCTTGACAAGTTAAGGTTATTGATTTTTATAGAAAAAGCTCCTTTTTGGGGCTTTTTGTCATTAAAATACTCTATACAGTGTATATATAAGATATATAAGATATATATAGATACATATATATATATATGACATATATATATAAATATATATATAATATTATTAATATCAATAACCTATACCTGTCAATGAACCTGTCAAGGTGTCATGACATATTGAATAATTGCAAAATGCAATGTCGGGATTCTTTACACTTTTTAAAAAAAGGCGATTTATTATGTTGCACAAAAAAGATGAAGTTTTAAAAGTGGCGCTGGTTTTAGCCGATAAGGTTTTGGCGCTTCAAGCCGATTGCAGGATGTCGGATGATGTGGCGTGCTATAAGCTGGACGATTGCGCCGCGCTGGCAAGAAACATCAAGGCGGAATTATCAAATGGCAAATAGGCTATTTTGTGTTATCATTTGGCCTACTGTATGAAAAAGCGCGATACTTTTACAAAATGCCCGCTGTATGAGTTTATGACAACGCGCAAGAATGTTGTTCCAGGTGGCCTGGATCGCGGGTTTATGAGAGAGAAACTATTGCCACCGCTGCACAAGAGGAAACGAAATGGGAACCACAGAAATTAAAGTTTTTTTATTAACATTGTTGCTTTTTTTATTAACATTGTTGCTCTGTATGAGTTCATTAGCCAGCGCAGCAAATCCGGCAAATAGTGCGGCGGGCGTTTCTTTTCGATCTCCAGCGGGCTATACCGACGGCACAGGCATACCGGCTGGAACGTTGATGGCATATACGCTGCATTATTCACAGGCTCAGGGGTTCGCTTGTGGGGGTTCAGAAAATAGGATAGTGGTATTAAATAACACCTTTACCGCTCCCGATACGTTTTTGAAAAGCACTGCCGATTTATCACAATTGAGCGCGGGAACTTGGTATTTTCGATTCTCGGTCAATAACAGCGGGTGTTCCAATGAATTAGCGCGAACGATAACCGATGCGGCTCCCGCACCGGCTCCGGCTCCGGCTCCAGAATTGATATTTGATAAGCCAACCCGGGCATGGGTCGAGGTTAAATAATATGGCTATACTAAGCAATGTAGACCGAATACAGCTATGGAAAGAGTTCATGGATGAAAGTTCAAGCGTCCGTGACCCGCTCGACCTGACAAAAGCTGATTTAAGGGCGGCGGTCGATGGTCTGGACGATTGGTTAGAAGCAAACGCAGCCGCAGTTAATCAAGCCATTCCACAACCGGCACGTGGTTCATTAACAGCAAAGCAAAAAGCCAGACTATTGGTTTTTGTGATTAAACAACGATTCAGGGTGGCATAAATGGCAACCGGCGATAGTTTATTATATTTTGTTCCCCAAAGTCATGAGCCAGTAGCAACAAACGGCGCGACAATTGACGTCAGGAATGGGCATTTAGTACTTGATTTTGATGCAACAACAAACGAAAGCGCGGTATTTCCTGCAATTATGCCCCGACATTATGGCGGCGGTGGTGTTACGGTTTATATCCATTATGCGATGAGTACGGCAACTTCCGGCGATATTGATTGGGATGTGGCGTTTGAGCGTATCGGCGATCAGCAGCTTGATATAGACGCGGATAGCTTCGCAACGGTTCAGAGCGTAGACAATACAACGGTCCCAGCTACAAGCGGCCTTGTTGATATTGTATCAATTGCATTTACTGACGGCGCACAGATGGACAGTGTGGCAGTCGGTGAAAGATTTAGGCTCAAAATAACACGTGATGCAGCAAGCGACACGGCGACAGGTGACGCAGAGTTAATCGGGCTTGAAATCAAGGAAACTTAATGGCTATTGATTTCACGTCTGGCGGGTTAATCGACAGCTCGGCCAGTTCAGCATGGGACATGACGTCCAACACAGACCAGATGTCGGTGATGTTTCGGGTTTGGCCTGATTCGTTATCGTCTGCGGTTTGGATTTTCGGCATAACTGGTGGCGGTGATGGTGTCGAAATAGCATTTAACAATGCTACGACTATGATCGTTTACTTGTTTGGTCAGAATACGGGCAATTTTACGCATGGTTTAAATGTTGGCCAGTGGAACAATTTTATATACACATGGGATCAAGGCACGAATCTATTGACCGTTGAAGTTAATGGAACATCACGAAAAAGCGCAAGTTATACCAATAACTCAGGCGTAACGGGTGGAACGTTAGCAGTAGCACAGGCCAATGATGGAACCGCGGCTTTAAACGGAAAACTTGCTGATTTTGTTGCTTTGAATACGATAGCAACAGCAGATCAGAAAGCGGCTTTTAATGCAAATGTCAGTCCTGTACTTTTTGCGCCTTTATCGACTATCAGGGATTGTTACAATTTCATAGGCGGCAATATAATCAGCACAACCGGGGCAACAGCTCTGGCAGCATCAGGCACTACAGCGGCTTCCGATCATCCGGCTGTTTATATGCCAGATGGCGGCGGGTTTATGGTTCCGAGCGCCGGAATAATAGATACCCTGTTAACCATTCAAAGCGCAACCCACGGACACAGCGCGGACAACCTGGCATTGACTCAAGTCCATTCATTAACAACCCAGGACGCAACCCACGGGCACACGGCCGGTAATGTATCACTAACGCAGGCGCATTTATTAAACATTAATGAAGCATTACACAGCCATGCTGCCGATAATTTGACGCTCACACAGTCGCAGCTATTAATTGTAAGCGATGGCACGCACGGCCATTCCGCCGATAATTTGGCGCTAACACAAGCGCACAGCCTGGCGATTCAGGACGGACTACACGGGCACAGCGCCGACAATTTGGCATTGACTCAGGCGCATTTATTGGCCATCGACGCCGCGCTGCATGGGCAGGTATCCGATAACGTGGTGCTAAGTTTGGCCGATGTTTTAGCCATTTCAGACGGCGCGCATGGCCACACAGCAGACAATATTATATTGACTCAAGCCCAAGTATTGGCTATAAATGAGGCAGTGCATGTGCATTTAGGCGATAATATCGACCTGACACAAGCGCATACGCTGGTTATTAATGACGCATTACACGCCCATTTAGCGGATAATGTATCACTTACGCCGGACGTTACCGGATTGCCAACCCCATTTGGGCGCGTTTTTGTGGTAGAATCAGAAAACCGTGTAGTGATAGTGGGCAGCGAATCGCGCGTGCGGGCGATCCTTGCCGAAAACAGAAACAAGATTATAGAGGCGGACTAAAATGCAAGTAAAAATCCTTGAAGAAAAAATCCTTGATGGGAAAGACGTTTTTTTAAAAGACGAAATCAGGACCGTTTCAGATGATACGGGAACTTATTTTTGTTCGCTGGGCTGGGCCGAAGACGTGAGCGGAGCAGTTGCCACGGGTGAGCGCCAGAAAGACGGCCACGTTGTTCTTGATACGCGCGGCGCTGTTCACACTCAAACAGTAACGGAGGCTTAACCAATGGCCAAGTCAGTCCACGATGATGTATTAGATGGCGCGTTTGATGTTTTAGACCAAGCCACCTTACAAACGGCTTGCAGTGCAGAGCCGACAACCAGAACAGAAGCCGTGACAACCTACGCGCTATCAGACGCGGTTATGGTAGCTAATACTGATTACACAAAGGCGAACGGCGACACAAGCGGGCGGAAGGTAACCGTTGCAGCAAAGGCTACACAAGCCGTTGACGCAAGCGGAACCGCAACTCATATTGCGCTTTGTGATGCTACTCGATTGCTGTATGTGACTACATGCACAAGCCAGGCGTTAACGTCTGGAAACACTGTATCGTTCCCAGCGTGGGACGTTGAAATAGCAGACCCGACCTAGTGGCGGAATTAAATACACTTATTTATGTTTTGTCTTTCATAGCTGCGTTTTCTTGCGGGGTTATAATTGGTCGGCTAGGTGGTAAATTATGAGCAGTTGGGATGATCCAAAAGACCCGGACGCCACGTTAGATTATAAATTTGACTGGGCCGGGCTGACAAATGGGCAAACCGGGGCGACGTCTGACTGGTTGGACACGGTAAACAGTGAGATTATAACCGCCATTACCGTAACCGCGCCCGCTGGGATCACGGTCGATAGTTCGGCCATAACCGATTCTGGCACAAGTGTGACGGTTTGGTTATCGGGCGGTACGCATGGGCAGATATACGATATCGCGTGCAAGATCACAACAAACAACAGCACCCCCAGGATTGACGAGCGCACCGAAAGCCTTTTAGTTAAGCACAGGTGATGGATGGGCGCCCGCTCAAGATACTCAAAAGCGCGTGATGCAGAAGTTAAGCAATTAATTTCATTTGGGGCGAACATTACCCAGATTGCACAGTTTTTCGGCATTACCACCACCACATTAAAAAAATGGCGTGAGCGAAACAAGTCGTTTGATGCCTGTTTCGCCGTGGCCATGAAAGACAAAAACGCACGGGTGAAAGAAGCATTATACAGCCGGGCGGTCGGCTGCAAGCACAAAGAAACAAAGGTAACAAACTATAAAGGCGACGTGCAAAAAACAAAAATAGTTAAGCACTACCCGCCGGATGTGAAAGCCTGTGAAACCTGGTTATATAATCGCGATCCTGATAACTGGCAGCCGCGCAAGGCCGTAGACGGTGATTTTGACGACGGCGAAGCGGTTGAACCGGTCAGCGTAACAATTGAGATTAATGATGCCAGCAAGCCTAAAAGTTAGCGCGAACAAGCCTCAGGGTGAGTTTTTGGCCTTGCCGCACAAATTCAGGGCGTTTGTGGCCGGGTTTGGATCGGGCAAAACATGGGTTGGCTCAATGGCGCAATGTGCCGACTATTGGGAGCATCCAAAAGTTAATCAAGGTTATTTCGCCCCGACTTATCCACAGATCAGGGATATATTCTACCCAACAATTGACGAGGTGGCGCACAGTATGGGCCTGAATGTTGCCATACGTGAAGGCAATAAAGAGGTACACTTTTACAGCGGCAGGCGCTATCGAGGGACAACTATTTGCCGATCAATGGAGCGACCCGAAACAATCATAGGCTTCAAGATCGGCCGTGCGTTGGTTGATGAAATGGACGTAATGAAGACCGACAAAGCGGAAAAGGCATGGACTAAAATTATAGCCAGAATGCGCAATATGGATTCAAAGAACGGAATTGACGTGACCACCACGCCGGAGGGATTCAAGTTTGTATATAAAAAGTTTAAGGAATCGCCATCAAAAAGCTACGGGCTTGTCCAGGCGTCAACGTATCAAAACGAGGCGAATTTACCCGACGATTATATAGGCTCACTGATTGAAACATACCCAGACGAACTAATATCGGCCTACCTGGATGGCCAGTTTGTTAACTTGACCAGTGGCACGGTGTTTAATGCTTACAATCGAATCAAGCACCGATCAGATGAAAGGATCATACCGGGCGAGCTATTACGAATCGGTATGGATTTTAATGTAACCAATATGAGCGCGGTTATTTATGTTTTACGCGGCAAGGTCTGGCACGCGGTAGACGAATTAAAGGGCGTTTATGATACGCCCGTAATGGTTGAAACGATTAAGGATAGATACCCCGGGCACTCTATTCGAGTCTATCCAGATGCAACCGGAGCAAGCCGAAAAACGGTTAACGCGTCCACGTCCGATATCGGTATCCTTGAAAATGCCAAGTTTGCGGTTTATGCTAACGGTACAAATCCATTCATTAAAGACCGCGTAATTGCAACAAATCAGGCATTTAACAAGGGATTTTTAAAAATTAATGATACAATGTGCCCGGAATACGCGAAATGTATGGAACAATTAGCCTATGATGATAATGGGGCACCGGACAAGAAAAGCAATTTAGACCATCTACCCGACGCTGGGACATATCCCATAGCGTTCGAAATGCCAGTTATTAAACCGGCAATTGTTTTACCCGTAAAATTTGCAAGGTGACATTATGCCAGTTAATACACAACACAAAGACTATGAACGCAATCTAAAAAAATGGGAATTAGTGCGCGATGTAGTCGAAGGCGCGCAGGCGGTTAAATCCCGGACGGGCAGCGGCTCAGCAACAGGGGCGGGCGCTTCGCTGTACACTATGGAGGGCACGCGGTATCTACCGCCACCGAATCCAGAAGACAATACCCTTGAAAACAGGAACCGTTATATTGCTTATCGGTTGCGGGCGAACTTTGTCAACTTTACCGGAAACACTAAGGACGGAATGCTTGGCATGGTATTCAGAAAAGACATGCAAAGCGAACTACCCGTACAGCTCGAATACATGAACAAAAACGCAACAGGGGGCGGCCTATCGCTTGAGCAATTAGCGCGAATGGCTGCCGGTGATACGTTGGATGCTGGCAGGTTTGGCGTTTTGGTTGATTACCCGGACGCACCTGAGGGGCTAACACAAGCGGAAGTATCGGCATTGAATTTGCAGGCAAGTTTATTGCCCTATCCTTCAGAGTCGATTATTAACTGGCAATGTGAGGTAATCGCAGGCGTTAAGTATTTGACAAAAGTCGTATTAATGGAAACAGCTAAAGACTATTCGGATGAATTTACATACGATGAAAAAAA